CCGTTCCTCAACAGCGAGTTCCCGCAGTCGCAGGGGATCAGCCTGCCGCAGTTCGGCGGCCAGTCGACCACGACGGGCGGCGTGCAGGGCACGACCGGCGTCCCGCTGCGCCGCGGCCAGAAGATCAACTACGCCGCGGACTCCAAGACGGTCAACTACACCGAGCTGAGCCTGTCCGACTCGGTGTCCTGGAAGGCGCAGTACATCGGCCAGGGCTTCGAGGACATCCGCCAGCTGTCCCACACCGCGACGCTGTGGGCGCACATGCTCGGCGAGGAGAAGGCGCTGCTCTACAGCCGCGGCCCCTCGGCCAACGGCTACACCGGCCCGATCGCCGCCCCTACCGGCCTGACCGCCTCGTCGGCGTCGTCCGGCGGCACGATCGCCGCGGCGACCTACTCGGTGTTCGTGACCGCGGTCGGCGGCTGGGGCGAGTCCGCCCCGAGCAACATCGTCACGACCTCCGCGATCACCGGCACCGGCACGATCACGATCACCGGCTGGCCCACGCTGCCGTCCGGCGCGGTCGGCTGGAACGTGTACGTGTTCACCGCGGCGACCGGGAACTTCTTCTTCCAGACGTTTGTGGCGGCGGGCTCGGCCGCGGCGGTCAACTCCGGCCTCGTGCTCACCAGCTACACCACCAGCACGGGCAGCCTGGCGCAGAACGCCGCCGATTCCTCGGCGAACGTCAACGGCTACGACGGCTTCCTGACCGTGCTGCTCAACCCGTCCGTGTCCGGCTACGTCGCCACCTACCTGGCGAACGCGACCGCCGCGAACTCCGTCAACTCCATTGCCGGGCTCGGCCAGGCCGGTGCCCCCGCGCAGGGCGACGGCCCGTGGCAGACCATGTTCAAGACCTTGTACGGGGCGGGCGTCGAGCCGGGCAACTACGCGCAGTCTGGCACCGTGACCATCTACGGGCAGAAGCTGCTCGCCGACCCCGACGTCGTGTACGTCGACGGCGTGATCCGCAGCGCCCTGGGCACGTTCGTCGAGCACGGCGGCGGCACCGGCCTGAGCTCGGGTAACCCGGGCGGCTACCGCATCCAGATCAGCCGCGACGAGGTCAGCGGCGTCAAGGTCGGCTCGGTCGTGACCGGCATGGTCAACCAGACCACCGGCAAGTCGGTTGACCTCGAGGTCCACCCGTTCATGCCGGTCGGCGTGTCGTTCGCCTGGAGCAAGACGCTGCCGGTGCCCGACAGCGAGGTCGCCAACACGTTCGCGGTGAACAACGTGGTCGACTACATCGGCTACGACTGGCCCGACATCCAGTTCACGTACGACTTCAGCACCTACCAGCTGGGGACGTTCGTCCCGTACGCCCCGGCGTGGTCGGGCGCGATCGTCGGGCTGCAGGCGTGAGCGCCACTGACTCCGGGGCCGTCCCGGCCGGAGAGGGGCTTCCGGCCCTCACCGTCAGCTGGGACGGCAACCAGACCCTCACCGTCACCGAGACATCCGACGGCACGACCGCGGCGGTCTTCTCCGGGCAGGCGCTCGCCAACGGGGTGCCTCCCGAGCAGGTCGTCAACGCCCTGTCGCCGGACGGCCGCGACCCGCAGGAGGCGCTTCTCACATGAGGCCAGCGACCCGCAAGACGTCGGATCACGTCACGACCCCGGCAGGCTCGCCGAACACCATCCAGGGCGTCGCGGTCCTCGGCTATGGGCACGGCGACGCCGCGGGGCATCCCGTCGTGACGTACGTGATCCGGTGACGAAGGTCATCCTGGCGCGGGACATCGCGCAGGTCGACGCGCCGTCCGGGCGCCGCTACGGCGGCAACGTGCCCGGGCGGGTGTTCGACATGCTGCCGTCGGACGCTAAGGCGGTGGTGCAGCTCGGCGGCGCGATGGCGTCGCTGAGCGGCACCGCCCGCCGGCGGGTCGCCTACAGGTGCGCCTGCGGGTTCCGGCCGTTCATCAGGCACTGCTCAAGGTGCGGCGGGGAGGCCGAGCGTGAGTGACCCCTGCGAGATCGACTTCCCGGCGGCCGCCGAGCTGGCCCGGCTGCAGGAGAACGCGCAGGCCGGCCGGACTGAGGCGTTCGTCGGCACCGGCGACCCGGACACCGTCCTGCAGTGCGCCCACGGCGAGTGGCGGCTAGGCGACGTCACCGCCCCGCCCGCCCGCGCCTGCACCGAGGTGACGAAGGCCGGGGAGCCGTGCAAGGGCACCCCGGGCGACGACGGGCTGTGCGCGGCCCACAAGGCGAGAGGAGAGGCGGATGCGGGAACTGTGGCAGCGGCTGCTGACCCTGATCCACAAGCCGAAGAAGCCGATGACGCCGCAGCAGAAGGCCAAACGGCAGGCGGCGGCTAAGAAGGCAGCCCAGACCAGGGCCAGGAACAAGGCAGCAGGCAAGACCGCGAAGAGCCCGGCACCCCGCTCGGGCACGGTGGCCAGGCCGAAGAAGGCCGCGAGCCCGCGGCCCGCCACGCAGGCAGCGTAGGAAGGAGGCGGCGGTGACCGCGGTACCAGTGCTCGTCCCGCCGTCATCCGGCGTCCTGAGCCAGCCGTACGTGACGCCCGGCATGTTCAAGGGCTTCCCGACGTGGCTCGACCTGGACAACCTGGTGCCCGGCGGCGTGAGCGCGCTGCAGGACGACGAGCTGGCCGACGTGCTGCTGACCGCCTCGGACTGGGCGGTGGACGCGTGCGGCGACATGCTGCTGCACGCCCACCTCGTCTCTGGCGAGCAACTCCGCACCCGCGCGGGCAACGGCGGCCGCCTGTACGTCAAGCCGCGCGACATCCCGGTCCGGCAGGTCATCAGCCTGTCCTACGGCTGGGACCCGTCCGCGATGACCTCGCTGCCGCTGCCTGACTCGTCGATGTGGTTCGAGGACGGCCGCGAGGTGTCGTTCGTCCCCGGTGGCGGCCTGAGCTTCACCGGCCCGGCGATTCAGTTCGGGGTGACTCCGGCGACAGGGGTGCGGGCGTACGTGAACTGGACGTACGTCCCCGGCTACCCGTCGACCACGCTGTCCGCCTCCTGCACCTCGGCGGCCTCGTCGGTGACGGTGACCGACCCCACGGGCATCCTGCCCGGTGACACGCTGCGCATCTACGACCTAGGCAAGTCCGAGTCGCTGACCGTGGCCAGCAACTACGTCCCCGTCATCCCGACCACCCCGCCGACCCCGACGGCGATCCTGCTGGCCGGGACGACGGTGAACGCGCATGCCGCGGGCACCGGGGTAACGGAGATGCCCCGCCGGGCGCTTCAGGCGGTCATCGCGTTCGCGGTGGCGCTGCTGATGCGCGAGGACGTCTCAGCCGAGGAGTCCGCGTCACCGTTCGGCCCTGCCGCGCGCACGACCGGGAACGGGCGCGGCGGGCAGGCGGCGGGGCTGGTCAACGACGCTTACGGGTGGCTGGCCGCGTTCCGCCCGACCTTGAGGTCATGATGGCGGGCGACGTCCTTGACCTCGGCCACGGTCACACGATTCAGATCGCGGTATGGGATCCCGACCTTGACCTGAACCCTGGCCTGCGTCACCTCGCGGAGCAGTTCCCGGCTAAGACCAGCGGCATCGTGACTCACAAGCTGCCCGATGGCGGCGAGTGCAGCGGCGCGATTACCTTCGACGTTCCCCTCGCCCGCGAGCACCTCACCGGCCCATTCTGGACGGTCGAGTCCTGGGAGCCGCTGACCCTCTCGCCGTCGCTGCTCTGTCACTGCGGCGACCACGGCTACATCCGCAACGGCCAGTGGGTGGTGGCCTGATGGCGGGCGACCGGCAGCTAGTCCGCAACGCGGTCGCCGCTTACTTCGGCGGCAGCCTCCAGACCGCGGACGGCGGCACCTACTACCAGGGCGGCCCCCTGGCCAGCGCGGGGCTCGGCACCGCCTACCCGTACCTGATCAAGGGCTCGGCCCCCGACACCGCCTACACGCTCGGCGAGGCCACGGGCACCGGGTGGGGCGCGGTCCTGACCGTGCACCTCGGCGTGGTCACCCTGCGCGACTCCTACGGCGGGGCGACGTCGGGATGGCGGGCACGCCGCTACAAGGTCACCTGCTCGCTGGATGTCATCAGCTACGCGGAGCACCTCGAAGGCGCGGAAGCGCCGCTCGACGACCTGCTGAACCTCATGGACGCGCTGATCTACGCCGACCGCACCCTCGGCACGACCAGCGTCACCTACGCGGCGCAGGGCGGCCGGCTGATCATCCAGGCCGGGGAGAGGCCGTACGGCATCGTCCACGGCGAGCCCGTGTGGACCACGGAAGCCGACCGGGGCAGGGGCCGCGGCGGCATCGACTACTCGTTCGAGGCCCTGACCATGGTCGCGGCATAGGAGGCCCTGCATGGCTGAGTACAAGTACGCCGGGCCGCACCCGGCGCCTGACGGTGACAACGAGCTGGTGCACCCCGGCGACGTCCGCGAGTTTGACGCGGATCCGGACTGGGGGCTGTGGGAGCGCCTGGACGAGCCCGAGCCCGCCCCGGCGGAATCAGCCGCGCCACTTCCCCCGCCCGCGCCAGCGCCGTTCTCCGCCCCGCCTGCGACCTCTGAAGGGATGTAACCCATGGCACCCCCTGTGACCTTCGGCGTTGTCGCCGAGCGGGAGGTCTACATCAACAGGGAGGCCTCCGGCTCAGCCGGGACCATCCCCGCGACGGTCGGCTCCCCTGTCCCGCTGACCTCGTTCAAGCCGAAGAACTCGCCGATGATGCTTTACGACGACTCGTTCCAGGGCAACATGGGCGACACCTACGGCGCCTTCCAGGGGCCGCTGATCGCCAGCTTCGATCTCGGGGGCCACGTCGTCGGCGACCACGGGCTCGGCGACGCCCTCTTCAACCTGCTGGGCGACTACACCGCGACGGGCGCAGCCGGGTCCGGGTCGACGACGCTCACCGCGCAGTGCACCGCGGGGGCGACCACCGCGACCGTCGCGTCCATCGCCGGGTTCTCGTCCGGGCAGGCGGTGCAGCTCGGCATCACCGCCGACGGCATCCCTGAGATCGTCGTCCTGTCGACGGCACCGGGCGGCAACACGCTCACCTTCGCGAACACCCCGGCGCGGTTCACCCACGCGAACGCCGCCACGGTCGCGGGCGTCGTCGCCCCGTTCGTCCACGTGTTCAGCTTGCTCAACGGCAGCACCGGGGCGGCGAACGGCCCGGCGCAGGGCCCGACGCACTGCATCACCGACCGGCAGGGCGTCAGCGCGAACGGGGCCGACCAGTACGCCTACGCCTGCTTCAGTGAGGTGACGATCACCGGGAACGCGGAGAAGCTCCTGGACTGGTCAGGCAAGGGCATGTGCCTGACCCGGCAGACGGCCGCGTCGCCGGTCGGGTTCGCGAACGTGAGCAGCGTCGTCCCGTACCCGTCATGGCGGACCGTGACCGGCATCGGCGGCATCGCGAGCGGCGGCACGCAGGTCAAGTACATCGCCGAGCACTCAGTGACCCTGACCAGGGCGCTCAAGGCCTACAACACCGAGCAGGGCGCGCAGGCACCGCTCGTGATCGCCCGCGGCAAGCAGAGCAACCAGGGCAAGATCGTGATCTCGCCCGCCACCGACGACACGTCGATGATCGCGTTCCTGGCGAACAGCCAGCCGCAGCTCCAGTTCGTGAGCTCCAACGGGCTCGGCGGCGGCAGCCTCGTGCAGGTGCAGGTCGACATCCTGCTCGGCGCCTACGACACGAACGACATCACCGAGGCGTCGGAGCTGTTCGGCTTCGACGTCGCGTTCAAGCCGCAGCACACCGCGAACAGCAGCAGCGGCATCACCATGACCGGCGCGTCCGGCGGCAAGGGCGCGGTCAAGGTCACCCTGACCTGCCCCACCCCGACCTTCTAGGAGGCCGTGATGCGCGCAGACCTGCCCTCCGGCGCAACGGTCGACTACGTGCCGCTGCAAGACCTCAAGGGCAAGCACAAGCGGCTGCTCGACCGCACCACCAAGATGTCCCTCCCCCCTGGCGTGATCAGCGAAGACGGCAAGGTCGACTTGGACGCGGTCCTGGGCAACGTCGACATGTTCGCGTTCGGCCAGGCCAAGCAGGACGCCCTGTGGGCGCTCCTGATCGACAAGTGGTCCTACGACCTGCCAGTGCCAGAGCTGGTGCAGGGCGAGGTCGAGAACGCGGACAGCTTCGGCGAGATCCCCCTCGACGACTACGAGGAGATCGAGCGGCTGCTGACCCCGCACGCGGAGAAGCTCGCCCGCCGTCCCGACCCAAAAGCGAAGGCGGCGGCGACTACAACCGGCTCAAGTGGCTCGTCCAGGGCAAACGGGGCGCACGCCTCCCGGACGGGCTGAGCGCGGAGGCCTACGACGACATCCTGCACATCGTGCGGTTCGGGATCACGCCCGCAGGCCACGGGGGGCGCGAGGAACTGCCGCTAGAGGTCTACACGTGGCTGATGCCGGTACAGCAGGCGATCGACAAGGCGAGGGAGGAGGCGAGCAGGGGATGACACCAGCAGAGCTGCCCGATCGCCTGCGCCGCCTCGCCGCCGAGGTGAAGGACCGGGCGGCGCTCGACGCCGCCGACGCCATGGCGCAGAGCTTCCAGGGCAGCGTGGTGCGGTCGATGACAGGCCCGTCACCGTCACCGCCCGGTACCCCTCCTGCGCGCCGCACGGGCACGCTGGCGCGGTCGGTGCGCCCTGAGCCCGCCGTCCTGTCCGGGGCCGGGCGTGCGACGTCCAGCGTCGCCCCGCACACCGTCTACGCCCGCATCCAGCAGCTAGGCGGCGACATCTACCCCGTCCGCGCCAAGGTCCTGCACTGGAAGGACAAGAGCGGCCACCACTGGGCAAAGCACGTGCACCTGCCCGCCCGCCCCTACATGGTCATGACCGCAGCCAGGCGCCAGGAGTGCCGCAGCGCCGCCGTCAGCGCCGTGGAGCGCGTCGTCCGGGAGGCGCTCCGTGGCTGACCAGCTCGACGACGTAACCGAGCGGTTCCTTGCCGACGTGACCCAGTACGTCGCCGACGTCCAGGAGGCCGCCGCGACGGCGCAGGAGTTCGCCGCCGCGAACGAGGAAGCCAAGGCCGCGGTCGACGGCCTGCGCGACAGCGCGGAGGAGACCGCGTTCGCCCTGACCGGGGCAAAAGAGGGCGCTGACGAGCTGCGCGACGGGGCGCTCGAGGCAGCCGACGCGCTCGGCCGCCTGCGCGACGAGGCGATCGAGGCGACCGCGGCCCTGCACGAGGTGCGGGATGCCGAGGTTGAGGCAGGCGGCGCCGGGGCCGCGGCGTCAGCCGGCGGCGTCTCCGTGATGGCCCTCGCGATCACCGCCCTCGTCGGGGCCGTCGCCGCCGTCGCGCCCGCCGCCGTGGCGGCCGGCGCCGGGCTCGGAGCGCTGGGCATGTTCGCCCTCCCCACGATCATGCAGGTATCCGGCGCGATCAGGCAGATCAGCGCCGACCAGAACGCCTACAACCGGGCGCTCACCGCCACGGCGAAGAACAACGCGCTGAAGCACCTGCAGCAGGACTGGGCGGCCCTCCCCTGGCCGATCGCGATGGTCGTGCAGGAGGTGATGGGCCTCAAGAGGCAGTTCGACCAGATCAGCCAGCAGTTCCAGTTCCCCGTTGCCAACCGGATGACGCAGGTCATCGGCATCGTGTCCGAGCTGCTGCCCAAGCTGGTGCCCCTGGCTCAGGCCGCGTTCGGGGCCGTTGCCCAGGCGCTTAACCAGGTCGGGACGGCGATGGACTCGCCGGGGTTCCAGAACTTCCTGAACCTGCTGACGTCCATGACCGGGCCGTCGATCGCGGCGTTCACCCGGCTCGCCGGGGTCATCCTCGGCATCTTCGGCGGCGCCCTGACCCAGCTGGCGCCCATGTCGGTGCCGTTCGTGAACATGCTGACCCAGCTGCTCAAGGCGGCCGGTCCCGGCCTGATCAGCGCGCTGAAGCTCATCGCCATGACCGTGATGGACATCGGGCAGGCGATCACCCCGCTGCTCGGGCCGCTCGGCAAGGTGATCGGCTACATGGCGCAGCACCCCGTCTTCGCGCAGATGGCCGCCGCGATCATCGGGGTCACCGTCGCCTTCAGGCTGCTGAATCCCCTGCTGGCCATCTTTGACGCGGAGCTTGACGCCAACCCGATCGGGCTGACCGTGCTCGCGGTCGCCGCCCTGGTCATCGGGATCATCGAGCTGGTCAAGCACTGGCACGCCGTCGCGAACGCGTTCGACGTCGCCCGGCACGCGGTGGCCTCATGGGGCCATGACGTCGCCAACGTGTTCGACGGGGCCCGCCACGAGGTCTCGATGTGGGGCAACACGATCGAGACCTGGTTCGACAAGGCGCGCCATACCATCGCGTCCTGGGGCCATGACGTGGCCAGCACCTTCGACACCGCGCGGCACGCCGCGGCCGCCGCCGGAGACGACATCGCCAGGCCGTTCATCTCGGCCTACCAGTGGATCGCCCGGAACTGGAAGAACGTCGCCGCCTGGCTGCTCAACCCCATCGCGATGGCGGTCTACGAGATCCGCACCCACG